AGTCGCGAAGACGCATCCCATGCGCATCCTCTCCGGGTGGGAGAGTAAGATATTCGCGATCAAGCATTGCCCTTTCGAGGAGGTCTTGTACTTAGACGCGGATAACGTGCCGGTCCAAAATCCAGAACAGTTCTTTGACTCAGACCAGTACACTGATACCGGAGCGGTCTTCTGGTCTGATTTACCCCCATCCAAGCGCAAGGAGTGGGTGCCTCTAACGGCGTGGGTCAACATAGACATGGAGTTTCGCCAAAGGCGTGCATTCGAGTCCGGGCAACTGCTCATCAACAAACGTCGGTGCTGGGATGAGGTACAACTAGCCGAATGGATCAACGCCCATAGCGACTGGTACTACAAGTTCATCTACGGGGACAAGGATACTTTCCTACTCGCGTGGGAGAAGTTAAATCGTCGGTACACTATGCCTGACAGACCTGCCGGCTGGAATAAGCGAGCGATCCTCCAGCACAACTTTCATGGAGACATTGCGTTTCAACACCGCTGCCAAGACAAATGGCGATGGGACGGGAACAACATACGCATTCATGGCTTCTACCACGAAGACGAGTGTTTCACCGCCCTCACATCTCTACGTGATAAATGGCATGGCGTGATCTATCACTACAACGACCAGACCCCAGAGGAGAATCACATTGCAGAAAGTATCCCCGGAGTCTACCGCTACACACGGCATGGGCTTGGAGACAGACCACTTGAGTTACTACAGAACGGTGGGATTGGGCTTGGCAGAGCAGATTGCGAGCAGTGGTGGTCCTTGCGAATCTTCGATGGAGTTCCTACGTTGGTGATCTCTGGAATTGGAGCCAAGCGCACACGAGCGACCATGTTTCTCACGGAGCAATCGGGATGTTGGCGCGGGAAGTGGGAGTATTTTGAGCAGAGTCCAGTGGAGTTGAGCCGAACGTGATCCATCCAGCGCTGCGCTTACCACGTGAGCATATGCAGGAAGCCTGCCGACAGCACTTCCAATGTGCCTACGTCGGGGACCATACGTTGCTGTGCCGGATTCTCGTCTCCAATCTGATTTACTGCGACTCACGAGATGTGTCCCTCTCCCCACATCTCGCCATGAATGGCTATTGGGAATCATGGATCACGAAAGCTTTCATAAACACAATCCAGCCTGGTTGGGTTGTTTACGATGTTGGGGCATCTTGGGGATACTACAGCATTCTATTCTGGGAGCTAGTAGGCCACTCAGGCAGGGTGTTCAGCGTAGAGCCACACGCCCGCGCCCTGGAGCTTCTACCACAATCCATACAAGTGAACGGCTTCACTCCAGAGATCGTGTCCAGGGCAGCGTGGGGGGCCTCCAACGAGTCAATAGGCTTCCATGCCCTTACTCACTTCCAAGGAGGATCGGCGGTAAGTCCCACAGGCAAGGAAACCGTTCAGACTATACGACTGGACGAGCTGCCATACACGCCCAACCTAATTAAGCTGGACGTGGAAGGAGCGGAACATCACGTGTGGGAAGGGCTCGGTGTGATACTAGACACGCCTGGAATCATCATTGCGATGGAGGTTGGCAGACGGGACTACGGGGACACCTTCCTACATAAAGTAAAAGATCGATTCAAGTTACGCGCGGTTACTCCAGAGAGTACGCTACGCAACATCACGATTGACGAGATTCAGGCTTTAGGCGACGGGGCTTGGGAAATGCTTTGGCTTACCCGCTAGAGTGTAAAAATTACAATCTGGAAAAGACCCCTTGAGCCGAATCTACAATGCGTGGTACAAAACAAGCTTACCGTGGATACACCTCGACAACTTGGAACCACATCAAGAGAAGTGCAGGCGGTATCGCTACGGGCTAGGATGCGCACGGTTTATGAGGTTCGGTCCTAGTATAACCAAGCCGTATCCGCCGAACGACATAGCCTCCCTCAATTGGAGGCTTCCGGTTCAACGGTGACAATACCGGCAGAGAAGAATGCTGTCAAGCCTTCAAAGTTGTCACGACCAAACTGGCGCTAGGTGTCTTGTCGCAAGACGCATCTCACTGTCTTCGCTTACTGTCCCTTGGGTAGTGAGAGAATTCCTACGTGTCTGATAGCTGGAGTGGCGTCCGGTCACTCAGCCAAGCCCATATACCAGTCCTAGATGGACGTGCTCTAAGTTGAGCGGATGGGTCGCGCCAAGGGGACAGTACAGCCTGGCGGCGTTATCACGTGTAGCTATGGGCTACACAACCATATGCCGCCGTTTGTATAGAGGAAAAGTTCCGCGTAGAGATACGCGGGTATTGACGCTCCTCCCCCTGTAGGGGGTCGTCGCGTATAAGCACTGTAAAAGAGAAACGATGTTCTTGAAACTGAACGATCATCAAATTGTTAACATCAATCAAGTGGTAGCCCTCTCCAGAGATTTCGGAGAGCGTTGGCATATCTGGATTCATCTCAACAATGGGAGAATCTGGGAGTTTTTAGATGAGTCCGCTGAGAGAGTATGGAACCTATTCTCACGCGATGATTTTGTAAAAACTGCCATTGAGTCCAAAGCGCAATTCATGCTACAAGTCGGGAATGAAACGAACAGAGACGGCAATCCTGACTGCAAGTGACTTACATTTCGGCAAGAAAACCAGTAGCTACAATCCAGACGTATTTCAATCGCGCCTCAAGCTAGTTGGGGAGCGAATGGAAAGTATTCGCGGACATCTCTGCGATTACAAGTTCGACAAGCTTGTGGTGCTACTACTCGGAGACGTAAATGATGGCTCCGAGATATACGCCACTCAATCCCATCATCAGGCTATCACTAACGTAGAGGAGCAGGCTTCTCAGCTCTCGGATATTCTCGACACGTGGTTACGCAAGCTGCTCCCCACGTGGGGCAGTATTGAAGTTGAGGCTATTCCAGGTAATCACGGGCGCTCTGGGAGAGCCGCTCATGAGGCAGCCAATTGGGACATCGTAACCTATCGCTACCTTCAGAAGTCTCTTGCCCACGTGATTCCGGTAAGGTTTGGAGGCATCAACAGCTTCATTCGTAAGATCACGCTGCGTAAGCACAAGTATCTACTCTATCATGGTCACGATATTCGTAGCTTTGCTTCAATCCCGTGGTATGGTATGAATTTACGCCTCTCCCGCTGGATGATGAGTCACTTGGCTCCCTTTGATGTGGCTGTGATGGGACACTTTCACACCTTCGGGCACTGGCGCATCAACAAGCTGGACCTACTCTGCTCTGGTACGATGATTACAGACGATGAGTGGGCTTTGCAGTGTTTGGGTTGGGAGAGCGCTAGTAAATGGTGGTTCTTTGGGGCCTCTGATGAGAGGCCGATTACATGGCAGTTTGGATTGGACCTACAATAAGGAGCGGCGATGCTGGCAAAGATTACTACGAACATTAAGGTTCTGTGTGATTTTTCGTATGATGAGTCTAAGTAAGGAATAAAAAGGTGGTGCTGCATGCTTAGCTTGGAAATGACTTTGCAAAACTTGAAGCTAAAAGGGTACGATTGGGATTACGTGAAGACATACAAGGGCGTATATCGTGTGGCTACGAGTGATTTTGAGAGGGCTCGGTTTGTGTCTTTTGGCGGTGGGCTGGTGCTTTGGTGTTGTGGGGAGTGTGCTGATCTTGCTGATTCATCGTGGGCCAAATATACGTTTGACGACGCGGATGAGAACGTAACTTTGGTGATTAAATAATGTCCCACCCATCTAAGCGGAAAGGAACTGGCTTTGAGCGTGAGCTGGTAGAGCAAGCGAAAGCTGCTGGTCTCCCCGCCAAGCGTGCGTGGGGGTCTGATGGGCGTAGTATGGGCGAAGCCCCAGATGTGGATATTGTAGTAGCGGGGGAGCGCTTTCAGTGTAAGCGTCGGGCCTCTCTCCCGCGTTACTTGCAAATCTCGCCCAATTGTCGTGGGCACATCTATCGTGCCGATCATGGGGAGGCGGTGGTGGTGATACCGTGGAGAGTGTATCTTGACATGGAGGCTAACCGTGACTATTCGTGCTGATGGGAGTGTTTTTGACGCCTCAGAGCTGGACTTTACATTGTCCTACAAAGATATTGTAGCACGGGGCGGGGTTTATCAACCTAAGGGTAGGACAGATGCGGTTCTCGTAGTTGTAACGTCTTCTAGCGAAAATACGGCAGTTCTCTACGTGACGAAAAGTTTCATTCAAGCTGCCAACCCTAGGTGGCGTGATTTTATGTTCCGCCGTCTTACAGGTACGGTGAACCTTCACATTGAAAGCTGAAAGGAGCGGTATGAAGGCTAACGTAGGATTTAAGGGTACGCTGTTATCGTGGAGCGAGATTCAGAACTATGAGTACAGGCGCGTATCCGGTCCAATTCAACTAACGCTGTACCCTGAATGATAGAATACTCGGAACAAGTCGAGCCTGCTTTGGAGCGGCATACTCGCTTCTGGTCACACTGTAAGCTGTGCCCGCTCCATCGCAACGCCGCCCACCACGTATTAGGTCGTGGGCGCCTACCATGTGATGTGGTAATCGTAGGAGAGGCTCCAGGGAATTCGGAGAATGCTGTAGGGGAGCCATTCGTAGGGAGAGAGGGCTGGTTGCTAGATGAGCTGATCTACGCCTCTGGGAGTGGCTGGACTTACTTTATCACGAACGTAGTTGCGTGCTTGCCATTGAAGACCTATGGTAAAGACATTATCCGAGTACCGACTGATGAGGAAGCGGCAGCCTGTAACCCGCGACTACAAGCAGTAATCGAGATGGCGGTACCGAAAGGATTGGTGCTGCTCGGCAAAGTCGCGAAGCGCTACGCACGCAATCTGAAAGTGGAGAGACGCTTGGAGCTGGTACACCCAAGTTTCATTCTCCGAAATGGAGGCGTCACTAGTTTAGAATTCAAGATCGCCAAACGTAAACTAACTCAATTCGTAAAGGAGCTTCAATCGTGACGGATACCGAAGTGCAGGAGTATTTTGAGAAGGAGCGAGAGCGGTTTGTAGAGTTCTGTGAGGATTGCGCAGAAGAAGAATCACGAGTGCCGATTCCTTTGGAGGATCGGGCACGTTTGTTTAACTCCGTTGGGATTGCGTACCTTGGCTTATTGAATACGGAGGATTGGTCCCACGGGCGTAAGCTTGCCGCGCTTTATGGGTTAGTATCCGTCGCTTACATTCTCGGAAGAAACTCCTAATGCGTACATACTACCTCAACGGTAAGCGTGTCCCCGGTGTTACTACGGTTATCGACTCGCAATCGGGTTGGAACAAGCGGGCATTGATGATGTGGGCCGTTCGTGAAGCTACTGCCGGCAATGACCCGATGCAACAGAAGGCGAAGGCGGCGGATGCCGGCACCGTGTGCCATGAGTTAATCCGCAGTCACTTTACTGAGAAGCCGTTCGATTGGACGGTGTATCCTGCTGACGTAGTGAAGGCGGGGAAGCGGGCTTACGCTGGGTTTGAATCTTGGCGGGAGCAGTATAGCTTCACGCTGGTAGCCTCTGAGCTATCGCTGGTTTCTCCAGAGCTAAAGTGTGGGGGCACTTTGGACCTTGTAGTATCTCAGGATGATGACACCTATTTGGTGGACTTCAAGACCAGTAAAGGCGTGTATCCAGAATTCATTGTGCAAGTGGCCGCATACGCCAACATCTATGAGGAGGTCCAGGGAGTTCCGATCAGTCTGGCGTACATCCTGCATCTGGACAAGGAGAGTGGCGAGTTCACAACGTATCCGATTCCACGTGATACGATTGACACTGCGTTTACAGTGTTTACTCATTGGCGTGATCTGTACCAACTACAAAAGGAGCTAGGAATATGAAACCAAATCCGGTGGTGCCTCCGGGCCTGCAACCTAAGACTGGTGCGCCTGCGAAGGCGACAGTACCAAGTTGGAAGCGACGGGCTATTGAGGCGGGGGCCAAGGATGCTTTCGAGTCTGCTAGTCAAGAAGGCGATTTTGAGTACGGCCCGGATGGTAAGTTTTTCCAGACGAAGGTTAGTAGCGCGGGTATTGACGAGACCGATAACGCCGTGATCTTCTCCGTGAAGATGATTGGCCTGAGTGGTGCGCAGAAGGGTCATCAGTACGTTGCGAAGGGCGATTTGTTGGTGGACTGGAAGGCGAAGCAGGTAAAGAAGTTCGCCAAGGAGTTTGCGGACGCTCTTGGTCTTGCATTTGCGTTCGATACGCTGGATGAGCTGGGTAAGGCGATCACGGAGGCGAAGCCTAACGTGATGATCTCTGCGGAGACGAAGCCCACTAAGTCTACTGGCCGTCCGTTTCAGAAGGTCACGGTGCATAAGGTTGAGCCTGTGGAAGTGGAGAAGCCGGAGGCTCCCACGGATTATGAGTTCCCGGCAGTGGGCGCAGATGTGACGCACAACAGCGCAGATATTGGTGAGCGTGTCGGGAAGGTCGTCAGCCTTCGCCCGGAGTCGGGGGAGGTTCTGGTGCGGTTCCCGAAGTCGCGGGCGAAAGAGGTTATTCCGGTTGGTGAATTGGTTTGGTCCACAGCGGCCTAAAGGAGACGTATGGCGAAGACATGGTACAGTCGAATCAAGTCGGCGAAGAAACGTGGCGAGTTTACGGATGATGATGTTCGACTCGCTTGTGATTGGGTGACGTGTGCTTGTGGTTCGCTCAAGACGGAGCGCCTGGCGGACGGATGCCCTTCGGATGGTCCACTGTCCGATCTCGGTCTCGATTTCATGAACGCCGTAGAGGCTCATGCGGTGTCGAAAGCTTCCAAGATTCTCCAGAAGATCGAAAAGCGGGCTACGATTCTCTCGACAATAGCCCACTACATCAAGGATGCTGCGAAGCATGGCGTGACGTTGCAAGTGGCTGACTAGGCGATAGGATGGGTCTTGGCGGATTCTTCCATGAAAAGAATCCGCATTTTTATTTATGAAGCTAGCATTGGACACTGAGGCGACTGGCGTAAGGCTTCGGCATGGAGACTTCCCGTTTGCTGTTTCCGCCTGTGATGAAGACGGTCAAGTCTGGTATTGGGAGTGGGCGGTAGACCCATTCACGCGGATTCCTGAGATACGCCGTAGTGACGTTGCAGCAATTAAGCGATTGATCGCGGGCAAGCATCTTATCTTTCACAATGCGTCTTTTGATATTCGCGCTTTGGCTTTGCTAGGTATTGTCGTTACTGAGCCATACGAAGACACTATGGTAGCGGCCCATGCTTGCTGTAGTGGTCAGAAGCTTGGTCTCAAGGAGCTGGCTGAACTACATATCGACTATCCAAGCAGTGATGAGGAGATGCTGGTTGCTCTTGTGAATCGCTGTCACCGCATTTGTTCTACCGCAAAGCATTGGGTTAAGCGTGGCAAGAAGACGGGCATACCTCCCACGTTGGAAGGCTTTGACCCAGACGTAGTTTCGCAGTACATGCTTGCGGATTCGGCTAAGGCCGATATGTGGCTCCCCCGCGTGATGTTCCCACAGGATCAGACCTGTAGGCAGTACGCTACCGGGGATGTTGAGCGGACAATGGGCCTGTGGTTCTTCTTAACGCAGCAATTGAAACGATTGAGTCTGTGGCAGCAGTACCATGAACAGATGGACTCCTTACGTGTCACAATGGAAATGGAGGATGTTGGTATACACTATTTGGAGGAAGCGGCCAAGCCGCAGCGGGAGCGGTTGACACGTGAGATACAGGATGCGTCCAATGACTTGAACCGATTGGCGGGGAAGACGCTGAACTTACGATCACAACCGCAAGTGCGTGATGTGGTGTATGGGAAGTTCAAACTTCCGGTACTGGTGCAGGGCAAGAGCGGGCCTTCGATCTCGGTGGAGGCGATTGACAAAATCACGCCTTACGCTACGGGGGATTCACTCCGATTCCTCACACGGTTGATGGACTACCGTGGTGCTCAGAAGGGAATGGACTACGTTGACGAGTACGACAGCGTAGCGCTTCAAGAAGATGGTTTGTGGGTAATCCATTCCCACTTTAATACGGCTAGGACACGTGGGACTCGGTTGAGTAGCAACGACCCGAATTTGCAAAACGTGAGCAAGCAAGAACACTCCCCGCTCCGGTCATTATTCGGCCCACGCCCCGGCAAGGTCTGGTTGTGCTGTGACTATAACCAACTAGAGGCTCGCTTGATGGCACAGCTATCGGGTGATCCTAGACTACTGGACGTATTCAAGAACAACCGCGACTTCCACGCTGAGACTGCCGGCCAGATATACGGTCGCAAGGATGTGAGCAAGGCGGAGCGTGGGGATGGGAAGATTGTCAACTTCGCTGTGCAGTATGGGGGAGGTATCCCAGCTCTGACCCGCAAGACTGGCGATCCTGAGAAGGCAAGACTGTTCCTGTCCGCGTACCATCAAGCTTATCCGGGGGTCAAGGAGTTCGGGCGTAAGCAGACTCAGGAGTGCTGCCAATGTGGTTACGTACATACGCTGTTTGGCTACCGCTGCTGGCCTCGTAACCCGAAGGATGCAGGTAACTATGTGGATCAAGGGACTGCCGGCCAAATAGCCAAGCGGGCCATGATCCGTTGTCGTAACTGGTTGCTGGCTGAGAAAATTCGTGGGTATCTGGTGCTCCAGATTCACGATGAGCTGGTTTTTGAGCTTGACGCGAATGAGCCAATCACCGACATTGCTGGCAGTCTGAAGCGGCTGATGGAGCAAGACCCTTCCGGTGTGATTACAATTCCTACGCCGGTGGAGGTCTCCTTGGTACACGAGTCTTGGGACAAAGGAGTCAAGCTTGAGTTGTCCTGATTGCTTGGGGACCGGCAAGTACCGTGGCTTTACTGTGGTGGAGGATTGCCGGGCGTGTGGTGTGTCGGGAGCGGTGCAGCGTGCTACGGAGGCCGGGTATACCCCCACTGAGATACGTCATTCGTGCGGCTGTGCTGTAAGCGTGGTATATTTGTTCAATGACGATGGGCGGGTGAGAGATTTGACGCCCGGAACATCGTATCTCAACCCAGGGTGTTGTACGTTGAGGGATTTTAGCGGGGAGGCAATGCGTATATACTACACATGGAGAGGCAGACTCCCGGTATGGAAACCAGAATCTTAGAGCTATTCTCCGGCAGTGACACCCACTATGCTGATCTCGGAACCGATGGGGCTACCCCGCGCCCTGTAGCTGGGCGCGTCACGCCTGAGACGCTTCGCGAACACCTGGAACAGCGGCACTGCTACGGTTTCTATCTGATGCACTCAGACAGCACAGTATCATGTGCTGCTATCGACATCGACAACCACGGTGGAGACAACCCGGCGTGGTTAGAGCAAGTCCGATCCGTGTACCACGAGATGCTGAAGCGTGATCTCTCCGTATTGATCGAACGTAGTCAATCCGGGGTTGGGGCGCATCTATGGGTATGCTTCTCGGAGCCGGTCCCAGCGGTAGCAGTTCGTCGGCTACTCTACGAGTGCCTCAGTGCTGCTGATGTACCGGCTGAAGTGTACCCGAAGCAGGACACCCTCAGTGGCCGGAGGCTTGGGAATCTGATACGCTATCCGCTTTGGGGTCAGTCAGCGTTTATTAGCGTGCTAGGGGTTGAGTTAGACACTGAGGCGGTGCTGGAGGGTTTGACCCAGGAGAAATTGGAGAGAAACGCGGAGGTCGTGCGCAATGCTTACCATGCTATTACTGACGGCGACGTATCTGTTGATAATGTGTCGTTATCGGGCGGACGCATACCGGAGGCGGTACAAGCACTACTGGACAGGAATACTTCTTTGCGCCGTCGCTGGCTTGGTGTTACTGACGGGATGGCTGATACTAGCCGTTCGGCAGTAGCCCAAAGCATTGCTAACGCTCTCATCAAGCATTACATATCTCCACAGGAAGTGCTTGCGGCTCTCAAGGCGTGGGGGGCACAGAACGGGCTAGATAAGGTCAACCGAACCGATTGGATGAATAGTCTGCTGGCTTCAGCGTACTCCTACGTCCGTAAGGAATATACGCCAGAGGAGGCCGGCTTGGAATGGGTGGACGATGACGGAGTAATCCGCATTGACCCCCCGGAATGGCTGGTCAAGGATGTGTTGCTCGAAAGCACACTGGCGATGCTCTGGGGCAAGTATGGTAGCTACAAGACATTTGTAGCCCTCGATTGGTGCCTATCGGTAGCGGCTAACAAGCCGTGGCTTGGCCAGTCGGTTCTATCTGGTCAATCGGTGTACGTGATTGGCGAAGGGGTTTGGGGCATCGGAAAGCGTGTGCGTGCTTGGAAACAATTCAATCGGTTTCCCCTTGACCAAAAGCTAGGACTTCGGTTATTCAAACACCCGATTCAACTCTCGTCCGACAAGGACGTATCGAAGCTGTTGTTGCACCTTGACGGAGAAATACCGGAGCCGCGTCTCGTAGTGTTCGACACGCTGAATCGGTGCTGTGTGGGGGTGGATGAGAACAGCGCCCACGATATGAGCAAGGTTGTGGCGAATCTGGACCGTATCAAGAATTCCAGTGGTGCGAGTGTGCTGGTGGTACATCACGCGGGAAAGATGGGCTTGACCGAACGCGGGAGTTCTGTATTATCCGGGGCATGTGATTCGATCATTCGTGCGGATGGTGACGCTGGCTTGGTGACACTGACGTGCATCAAGCAGAAAGATTCGGAACCTTTCCAACCTTTCGTGTTGTTGCGTCAGACGGTGGAAGACTCGGTTGTGCTAGTTGAGGCCGGAACCTAGTCGGCTCGGAACCGACGCAGAGAAGGAGTAAGAGGCATGGTCCTGCGCTTTCGTCACGTCAAGGGATTTGCGGACGGCACTGATTGTTTAGAGTACATGCTGGATGGGTCTGGCGTTGTGGTACAGCTGGATGGCTCATCCCGTCCGTTGAATAAGTATGACGTTTCTCTGGAGGATGCGAAGAAGTTTGTTGAGGATTGTTACTGGACGTGTGAGGTTTTGCCGTACACGGATGGAGAGATCGCCGCTGCGGAAGATGCGGAGCGGCGTGAGCTTTGCGTTATGGCGCTTCGCTCCGTGCCCACGGCTCGTCTTTGTATGGCTGCCTGTCAATCGAATCCTCAAGACCGTTTGACGGCCTTGATCCGTGCTTGTGTTGACACACTTCGCGAATCTTGTGGCTTCTCTAATTAGGGGGCCACATGGAAACAGACAAAACCTACGAAGACGATGCGCGCTCAACTCCTGCCAAGAATGGGGCTGCGCGTTACGACCACGAGCCTGATCCGTATTGGGAGCGGCTGGCGGCGGCTGTGGATGCGGTCAATTCTGGTCAAGAGATCACGCAAGCTGTTGTGGATCGCTTGGCGCTCTGGGAGCCTGCTCGCGCGAAGCGTGTCTTCCTTCGTCTACGTGATCGCTACCTATCGGATTGGCGAGTTACGGAGAAGTGTGTAGCGCTCTATCGCGCTCTGCGAGTCTATCACATCATCCGCTTGGCGTACATGGGCGGGCTTGACTTGGAGAATGGCTGTGTACGTCGTGGCGTCAAACGGACAGAGGATTTGCGATGCTTGTAGACCTGTACGTGGGTAACCTGTTGCAAGTGTTGCCGATCTTGGATACGGTTGACTTAGTATTCGGTTCTCCCCCGTATGAGGATGCGAGAACCTATGGTATTGGTTTTGCTTTGACTGGGCAGGCGTGGGTGGACTTGATGGTTCGCGTCTACAATGCTTGTGTGCCACAATGTCGTGGGTTGACGGCTTTCGTGGTTGCTGGCCGCACCAAGCGATACCAGTGGTCCGCTACTCCTGCATTGCTGGAAGCTGACTTGCACCGAGCCGGGCATTGCTTGCGCAATACGCCTCTGTTCCATCGCGTCGGTATTCCTGGGAGTGGGGGACCGGATTGGTTGCGCAGTGACTACGAGCGAATTGTCTGCGTTACTCAGAAGCGGGGGCGGTTGCCGTGGTCGGATAACAAGGCGATGGGGCACGAGCCGAAGTATGCTATAGGTGGTGAGCCTTCTCATCGTATTCAGTCGGGGGAGCGTGTGAACGGTCTACACAAGCAGTGCCGTCAGATTACTCATAAGTCCACTAAGATGACCATGCGGGGTTACGACGCAGATGGTATTCCGATGCGCGGGTATTATTCTCCACCGACGAAGGCCAATCCAGGCAATGTGATTTCAATACCAGTAGGGGGCGGCAAGTTGGGTAGTAAATTTGCGTACGAGAATGAGGCCCCCTTCCCAGAAAAGCTAGCGGATTTCTTTATCCGCTCCTTTTGCCCACCAGACGGTACAGTGCTTGATCCGTTTTGTGGTTCTGGTACTACGTGCGCCGCTGCTGTGAAGGCTGGGCGTAGGGCGATTGGGATAGACATACGCGAGTCCCAGGTACGGCTGACGCAGCGCCGCTTGAAGGAAGATTGTGGTGTCACTGCGGGCGTTTATGAGATTTGAAGGAGGCCACATGTTGACTACAAAAGAGATCATTGGAATGCGGGCATGTGCGGTACGCTTTCATGAGGCTGGGCATTCGTCTTTGTTTACTACATTGTGTGGCGGGTTCCTTGAGGGATGGAATCGGCACAATTGCCTTACGTTTGGTTGACCGGCCATACATTTGCGCGCTGTACGCGGGCAAGAGCGTTGTTCTCTTTCGCATTTTGTCTTTGAAATACGGGATGCATGTGGGTTCGATTTTATTCTCGCAAAACCCAGCACTTTTGTTGCGTGGTGTGACTCCGAGCTAGAGCGTCGCGGCGAGTTCCATTATGTACTGCTGGACTTGTTTCGCAGAGACGTACTGCGGTACGCTGCGAGTACATGGAGGCACTTCAAAAGCTTCTGGAGCAGTTTGGCGTCTCGACTACGCTTTTGATCGTGGTTGTGGTCGGGGGTTGGCGGGTTTGCCGCTTCTTATGCTCTCGGCTGTTTGACGAACACACGGGCCTAGTCCCGATAGCTATGCGTAGGCACCTGGACTTTGTATCGTGTGTGGAAAGGTCTGTTGAGCGCCAAAGCCAGTTGATAGAAGACCAGACCAGAACATTGAACCGTCTTGAAAGTGCCCTTGCATCGAATCTACAAAACGTGGTAGATCACTGATATGCGAACGCTAATCATCTTGCTGGCCTGCCTTTCTCTGAGCTGTAAGAGCTATAGTCTTGCAGCAAGTGACCGCTGGTGCCAGCGCCGTAAGCCGGTATCCCCTCCGGTCGTGTCTCCGAATCCAAACCCATCCCCGGATACACAAGCGGCGCTGGAGGCGGCGCTAAAACGATTGGCAGAGCTGGAGGCGCAGTATGCTAGTCTGAAGGAATCTCACGAGCGGGCGGTACATTCGTGGCAGCAACATACGGAGGAGTTAGAGGCCCAACTGAACCGACTCCAAACCAACCCCCCAACCCCAGGCACAGGACTCCGCCTCTTACCACCATCAATGGCCCTGATCCGGGCATTGGCGGGTTGGGTTGGTGTCGGTACGGGAGCTTCGCTACCTCCTCTTGCGGTCCTATGGGCCGCTGTCCGTGTGATTCGTGGGCTGCGGGGTCGCACAGCGACCAGAAAGCGGGTGAGCGCCGCCACAGAAGGGCTACCGCCCGCAGCCCACCTTGTTACGCGGACTGCGGTTGTGGAGCATCAGCTTCCGCCTGGACCACAAGTTGAAACCCTGAGACATGAGTTCGTGCCCACGCGGGAGCCGAACGGGGATTACAAATCAATTATGGAATCGCTGAAGATGTTCGGCTCTGAGCATCCTCGCAACGCGGCTATAGTAACCCAAATTGAAAGACGTGCCGAGCTGATTAAGAGCGGCTTGGAGACACCCAAAACGGAGTAAGGATGGAATGCCCTGATATGTCCACAACAGTAACTACGAATCCGGTTTTCTCGTCTGAATCCCCCATGTGGTATAAGAACGGCAAGTGGAATTGGTTTGGGGCTGCCGTACCACGTGTCCGTAAGCGTAACATGTACTCCAACAATATCGCGATCTACAAGTTCGTGGACTTCGTAGGCTTGCAGTTGTTCCGCGCCTTGTGGCTGTTCCCAGACCGCCGTTTTGTGCGCGCTCCGAATATCCGCCCGGTGTGGGAAATTTACCAAGCGGTGATCTCTGGCCGCAAGCATTTATCGGATAGGGCCGTGCCGGATGATAAGGCTCGCTTTGACCCTAAGAACTCTCGCCCCTCCCCTGTGATGTTCCGGGTGTACCCTGTGCCCTTCTTCGGCAATCATGGTTGCGTACAGCCTGAGTTCCGTGAGTGGTCGGAGCTAATGTTGCTGATGCTTACGGAGGCCATGAAGCATAACGACAATCTCTTAGCTTTCGATGTGACGCAGAACTTCTTTGAGGTCGTGTCCCCCTACCTTCAGCGCGTGCTAGTGCAAATGGCGACGCAGTATTTCGGTTTCACACGTGAGCAGGCTGAAGCCCGTGACTTCGTTATTCCTGACGCGGCTTGGCAACAGCAATTGCCTGGGGGTACGGGTACGCCTCCAGTGAATCGGTATGCCCCGGACTTGTACCGTATGAACTTTGAGGGTATTGAAACCCGTGACCCGGTGGGCTACGACCCGACGGATGAAGACTTGGAGCCGATCCGTGGTATTGAGATCGTAGACATTCTGCCGTTTGTTACCGAGTGGCCAACTGGCATTGTGGAGCCGGAGACGGTTCAGGTGGATGAGGCCCGTGAAGTAACCCGCGTAGTGGAGGCCGTGTCTGGTTCGTTCCCGGCACCGTCTACACCAGTTGGATAAAGGAGTATGCCTTGGCTTTTCTTGTGAAGAAGCCGTGGAGTCGTGACGATTTACGCTTCTACCTTGAGGAGACCGGTTCAGGTGAAGTGATTCTGAAGTTTGATGGTCCAGGTGGTTTGGGCTACTCTCTTTTGAGAATCAGAAGGGATGGCAAGGTTGCATTATATAGTGGCTTGGAGGAAAAGTACGCTCCTGGGTTGTCGTTGGATTGTACAGGAGCGGTTTGGGTAGATTGTGAGCAACGAGACGAGTAAAGGAGAACGCATGGCGAAGCCGAGTTTCTATGTTGACGGTGACTACTTGATGGCGAAAGCGGACGGTATTGATTGGTTCATTGCGGATTTCACTGTAGATGGTATGCGCTTGATCGAAGGGCTGTCGGAAGGTCAACTTGGTTTTCCGGTAACTTTGGGCGGCACGGTTGTAGTGCTTCCTGTGGTCGATGAAGATGACGAAGAAGATGAGTTTGAATGCGAGCTAGTGAGCTTTGACGACGTGATGGAGTGTGCGGATTCTGTATACCGTCGCTTGAAGCGTGAGAAGGGCTACACTGTTGACGGTATTCAATCCGACCAAGTTCGTGCTCTCGCGTCCGCTCTGGTGGATACCATCAACGACAAACTGAACGCATTGCATGATGTCCACTAATAGGCGTGTTTATATTGTTCACGGCATCTCTGTCAAGCGACAGAGTAACGCTTTGCTGGACGAGTGCCGTCCGTACTTTGCTCCAAGCGACATGCTTGTAGCGGTCAATTGGGAGCAGGTCGCGGATCGTGAGTTCAGCTTCCGCTGGTGCTGTGGTGATCTTTTCGATGATGTGCTTGCAGTAGCTAATGGGGCTGTGCGTTGCTTTGTGCGCAAGGCGCTCTCGTCTGGTTCGTGTCTCAATCCGGTTACTGTAGTAGCGCACAGTCTGGGGTCGTGGTTGGCTTACGAAGCATTCCAGGCCATGCACTTCCCACAAGTGGAGCTGTTCCTAACGTTGGGCTCCCCCATGAATCGCCTACCCCAGCGCTGGACCAAGCCGCCTAACGTCCAGCGCTGGGTGAATGTGTGGTCCCCGATTGATCCTATCACATACTTTCCAATCTCATGCTTTCCCGGTGGTGGGATTGCGTGTGCGGACGAGAATGTCCGTGTTTGGTCCTGTCATAATCTTCTCAACTACCTCTACAAGCCAGCGGTTCAACCTTGGCTACGCTCCGCCTCAACTACGGTTTGACGGTCCTAGTTGACTACGACGACCTAGCGCGTGTTGAGCCGATCACGTGGTATATTCAGCCACACCGCCAGACGTATTACGCTCGTGGTCGTCTCCCTTTTGGCCGGCAAATCTTCCTGCATCGCTTCTTGATGGGGGAGCCAACGGCGGAAGCCCATGTAGTGGACCACATTGACGGTCATGGCTGGAACAACACACGCATCAATCTGCGCTGGGTCTCGCCCAAGGCCAACTCTCAAAATCGCCACGTGGCCAATCCGGGCTATTTTGGAATACGTCCGCTCCGTTTATGTGGTGATGTGTTCTGGCAGTGGACTGATGAGCGCTGGCACACGTGGCATGGGTGTTTTGATTCTCCATTAGCGGCTGCTATTGCTCACGATAGGTGCGTTGTGGCCAACGGTTTACGCGATGCCCCTCTCAACCTGGATTGGGACTCAGTAGCTTCTGAGCTACCGTCCCCCCCGCCTCCAGAGATTCCGGTGTTTTCCTACCCGGAATTCCCCAGCTAGATTCTTTCAGAAAATTGTTGACACGTATTCTGCCACTCGGTAGGATAGTACGTGTCGCTGGAAACACATTCCGAAAGGGGGCCAACAATGGCTACGGCAGATGCAACGATGTCGCGAGCGGAGTTCATCAGGGGTTTCGGTATGGACATGCCTGCCCATGATGTTGTGGAGGCAGGCCGGAAGAAGGGAATCCGGTTTGACGAGAAGTACGTCTACGTGATTCGTTCGGGAATGCGGCGCACGAAGTCCCGCAGTACCCATCCGGCGAGTTCCGCCCCATCCCCAGGGAGGCCGGAGCGGGACTTCGTCGCCACTTACGCCCGGATCGGATTCGAGCGTGGTGACGAGCTGATCCGAGAAGTGAAGACCCGTCTTATCGGGTAGCCGGTGAGACTCCACGGGGGCGAATGGACTCGCTCCGTGGAGTATTCTAGTTGAGAGGAAACCAAAATGCTGACAGAAGAAGAAAAAGCCGCCGCTCGGTCGTCTACTGTCGTACTACAAGGAAGTGGATTGACCACTACCACGGCATATTGCCCATCTGTCCCTGTGGTACACATATGGAGGAATCCGAATGACCACGTTTGAGTTTGAGGAGCAACTGGTTGACGGGAGCATGGTGGTATGCGTACACGCGATCTGTTCAGGTGGTCGTGTGCTGCCGTACTTTGCAGTTGTGCTAGAACCCTATAACGATAACCCATTCTTGAAAGTCGCGGGGGCGTTCGGTATGATGGGATTAATCAGATTGATCGAAGCGTTTGAGGAGTGGCGGGGTCGTTGTGTGACTTACCCACCGAGTTAGGAGTGGACCTCATCATGCAACTAGAGATCACAACATATCGAGAACTGGAGCAGTGGGCGCTCCATTGGATCAAGGGGAGATTACCACTGGTAGTGATTACATCACGTGGGGGACTCGGTAAGAGCATGGCTGCGGAATCGGTGCTACATGGCGAACGGCATCTGCTCATCAAGGGTCACGTGACTCCGCTGCGCCTCTACATTCAGCTCTACGATTGGATCAATGAGCCGGTTGTGTTTGATGACGTGGATCAGTTGCTAGTGAACAAGGTTAACGTCGCCACACTCAAAGCGGTTTGTGATTCGACTCCCATCAGGAAAGTTTCGTATGAAAGCACGAGTAAGATACTCGGCTCGCGGCCAAATCAGTTTGAAACCGGCTCTCCTGTGCTGGTACTTACCAACAAGTTCCGTCAACTGGACGAGAACTTGCAAGCCCTTGCGACTAGGGCTATCAGTTTGGTGTTCAACCCTACGCAACAGGAAATCCTTCAACGCTGTCGTGCGTTTGCGAAGCGCCGTGCAATACTGGACTGGTTAGAACAAGAGGATCGGGTGCAGATGTTTCCCGATTTCTCCCTACGTGAGTTCCATCACCTGGAGAAGTTGGCTGAGGCCGGGATTGATTGGAAGGATACGCTCCTACGCTCGTGTGATCCACGGCTTGCGGAAGTCTGGAAGCTACAGGGTGAGTTTGATAACGAGCCGGATCGGGTCGTAGCCTATGCGGCTCGTGGTTTTGGAAGCCGCGACGATTACTATATACGCAAGCGTCGGCTTGGCATTGTGATTAAGCGCGTGGGCAAGAGGCGTAGGGGGAACTCTCCATTTGCTTGCAAGGAGGCCAGCAATGCAACGCGGACTGAGGGGGCTGTTGGTTGATCTCGCTATCATGGTTGGCGGAAGCCTGCTATGTATCGCACTGTGGGAGTGGTTAGGCTAGGGTGGGGCACGCTCGGTCAAGGCGTGTCCAACCTCTGTGTTGGGGCCGGTGTCCGTAAGCCCACAACCTTGCGGAGCCGGCTCCATTTTTATCTGGCATCATTAGACCTTGCCCGGTTAGTGGGGATGGCCCGCTGGCCGGGCTTTCTTTTTACGTAGGGGGACTTATGAGCGCAATTAATGTGACGCACAAGACACCATTTGAATTACTTTGCTGGCTAGATGAGCACCAGAATGACAACGTGATTCAATTCGAGGGTTGCTCTGCGTATCCGCCGATCAAGGCGTTGATTCAAGCCGCAAAGGATGGTTGGGTTCAGTGGCGGTCTGGTAAGCATGCGGTGACGTTTCGCGTGACCGCTACGGTGCGTGATCTCACATTGCGTTAGTGGGTATGCTTGTAAGCGATGTGCTTGTAAGCGATGGATATGCTTGCAATGGGTATGCTTGTAAGCGCCATGTATGCTTGTAATAGGTATGCTTGTAAGGGTGACGCACGTTGATGCTGACGCACGTAGATGAGATCGGCCTGGAGGGAGAGTATTGGGTATCGTGTCCCCGCTTTACCGTGTGGGTAGAAGTGAGGGCGGGAGTGGTGATTGACGGGGCTCCGGTTGTATTGCGGTTCATGGGGCAGTCTCCCCGGAATCTGGTGCGCTGGTTCCGACGTTTTGGGGATACATCTATATACATATTGACCGGGAGAAAATCCGATGAGCCGGCTTGACTTGCGAGGGCAGGGCTTTACTATACCTATGAGGCGGAAACGAATTGAGTACCTTGAATCAGGAGACACGCCAATGACAACGACGCACGTGACAAGTCGAGTGGGGATTTCGGGTCCGCGCGATGCCCGTCAAATCCTTCGTGACATTCGCGATTCTCTGGAATCTTTGGACTATGAATCGGACTACATCCCGCTGACGGAGGGAGGAATTCCGTTCGCTTCGGTTTCTCAAGCATTGACGATCAAGCAATACGCGGATCGGTTGGCGCGGCTGGCGAATGAGTATGTTGCGGCAGCACGTGGATAACATCCCCCATTCCGCTCCGTCACCATGCCGGAGCGGCGCTAGTGGATGTTAACCTTGTTCCTTTGTTGTGGGAGGAATCGGCAATGGCTACGATTGAACGGTTGCGAAAGCTTGTGGAGCGTGCGGAGCGGAGAGCCAGAGCAGCGCGAGCGCTGCAACGGGAGCTGAAACGGTCGCGGGCGCATTGGAGCGCGTGGTATACCTACGTGGCGGCGCACCAATCCTAGTTACCTGTTGCGGGAGGGCGGGGTTTTCCTGCCCTCGCCTGGTATGGGGAGGATATGACGTGATTCTACTACTGTGCATCATGTTTTCGCCGGCTGTTCTTGGCTTGCTCTTGTTTCGGTGGGGGGATTAGTAATAATGAAAATGTCTGACCAGATTCATCGTGTTGAGTTTCCGACAGCGCAGGGCAATCGGCTACACGTGTTCTGGAACGCGACGAGAGGCTTGCTGGTAGTCGATTTGGTCCACGCGGTCAAGGCGGGAGGGAGTGAGCTAGTCCGGCTTACGGTGGATGAGGATTCGTGTCTGGAGTGTGAGATTGAGGAAACCCCAAACTTGATTGAGGAATGAGCCATGCGAGAACCATGTTACGACACCGAGAACGGTTCGGTTTATTGCCCGGAGTGTGCGCCGGACATTGAACCAGAGTACATGGGGCAGGAGACGGATTCCCCGCTCAATTGCGAGAGTTGTGGTTGCCCTCTGGAGTGTACGTTGACCACGGAGGGAGTTAGTTACGTGATTGAGCAGCTTTTGAACGCGCTTAGCAGCGGGATTGATAATCACGTGATACCGCTCCGAGGAACGGCGGAAGAAACAATGACCTACTACCACGGCTCCCCGCACTACGAGATTATGGCGGATTGGTGCCGCGACTTGCACTGTTATTCGCTGTCTCCCGCTGAGCACTATGTGGTCGATCAGTACCTAGAGCGCGTGGACGCGCTGGAGAAATCACGCAAGGGAGGGTAGGGCAATGAGAGAATGGCAACACATTCTTGGGTGGATCTTGCTAGGGGGAGCGTGCGTTGTACTCGGAGTCGTGTTCGTGATTCATGGGGATAAGCGACGTAATGCGGGAAGGAAAAAGCAATGAAACTATACAGAGAGATGATTCGTACGCCCGCACTTCCGGGTCTGCATGCGATCGCCGCCGAAGCCGACGGCTATGTCACAGAAAAAAGCGAGTTTACCAATCAATGGCCGCACCGCTCGACAGATGTCGGATCCAGGAGGGGCAGCCAGATCGTCGTCGCTGAGGGATGGGACGGCGATCACCTGTACGCAGTTGTGGCGTCAGTCGGCTCCCGCAGCCGGTAATGCGGACCATGCCCTCCCTGACTTTGGGGAGGGCATTCTTTTGCGCTGTGGTCTAGTGCATTCCCATCCCTCCCCACACTATGTCTAGAATCGTCCACGATTGCGCAGGAACGCATATCTTACGTTACTACGTAGTCTGGTGCCATTCCCATGTTAGACCAGCCTTAAAACGCATCCTATTGCGTCAAGATTCTTCAAGATTCTTTGTCCCACCGATCTAACCAAATGTCCATTAGCCTATCCTCTTGTGTAGTATAGCCTTACGCTGTGCCACGCGCAACATTACTTAGCAAGTCGCATCCTATTGCCCTATTGTAACTTAGGTAAGACGTATAAGTTATGGCTTATAAGTGTGTCGCCATAACTTTAGGTACTTGCAGGATTTATGGCCGGCGGGTGGGCTACGCAATATCGCCAGACTTTTGTGCAAAAATATTTTCACGCCCGTAAAACTGGCCTTGAGTTGAATCTACAGTCCGTGGTACAAACCGCGTAGCTTAACACTTGTCTCAGGGAAAGCCCACGATTATAGGGGCCACGTACGTAAGTGGTCTGGTGTCTGGTCTGATCCACCAGATAGGGAAGATGGGCCATCAGTCCCATCACGTGGGACAAAGCGGATATGCGGTGAGTCCGCTAAATCTGGAGGTTACAAGTTGAGTGTTCGTAGCAACGCAAGCTGAAGTTGGTATTCAGCTTGGAATCGGGGCCTCCACGCTTCACAAGTGGATACGTAGGGGTTGCCCCGGTAAAACGGAACAAGGCTACGACGTAGAGGCGATCTCGGCTTGGCGCAAATCTAACGAGAAGCCTCCACGCCAGTCTTGTAGTCTTGACGATTCCATCAAACGTGAGAAGTTGCGCCTGCTCATCCTGAAGCGGAAGGCGCAGCAAGGGCAGTACCTCCTGAAAGACGACGTATTTCGTTCGTGGAGCAAGTTTTCTACCGACTGTCGTGTGTTGTTGGAAACTTTACCAGAAGCGTTAGCTTTACTGGTGCCCGAAGGAGCACTGCGAGACCTTGTACGTGTGGAGTCGAGAAGGATTACGGATGATGCGCTCAGAAGTTTAGTGGGAACCGAACAGGAGTAATACCATGCGACTCGCGATCTGGATTCTAGGGGCCGTGATGTCCCTGACAACACTGTCCTGTCAATTCTGCCGTGGCGGAGAAGTGGACCAGCTGCTTCAGTCTGGTGTGGTGGTCAAGACCAAGAACAGTTACGGTAGCGGGACTATCGTCAACCGCTACGGTCGGACGTTCATTCTTACGGCCGGTCACGTGGTCGATAGCGAAATCAAGGACGAGACGGACGCCGATAATCGCTGTTTGTTCAGGCGCGTAAAGGGTACATGTGAGATTCTGCAAGATCAGTGCAGCTTCGCGGTCAACATCGTGAAATACTCCCCGCTTTCTCAGTATGATCTGGCGGTACTGGAGCTGAACAGCGACACGGTTCTCGACGCGGATACTAAGTTCGCATCGAAGGATGCTCCGCTTGGTATGGAGGTCTACCACGTAGGTCGGTTCTGGTTCGATCCTCTGGACCGCTGCTCAGTTACGGAAGGGATTATCAGCCGGCTCGACTACAGTTTAGACCAAGCAATATTCTCCCAGACCACGGCGGTGACGTTTCCTGGTAGCTCCGGGGGAGGCATCTTCAGAAAGTCCGATGGCCGCTATGTGGGAATGTTGGTGCGCGGTGTGAGTAGCGGAGCGGTGGGGCTTATCACGCCAATCTCGCGTATCCGACAGTGGGCAAAGGATGAAGACATTGAATGGTTGGTGAAGCCCACACGGGAACAGCCTGCCACATCGTGGAAGCTACAAGTGGAGCGCAGATGAAGACGCTTACCATTAAGGACTGCCCATGTTGTGGGTCGGACAAGGTTGATATTCAGGCTGGTATGTCTAGGTTTGTAGTGGTTTGTGGGGATTGTGGCACATATGGCATGTTTAACCAGAATTTGTATGCAGCGGTTGCTGCTTGGAACCGTCGCCCGGAGCCGGATTTACATGTGCGCTGATCCATACTTTGAGCGTACTGATTGGGTCAAGCTGAACGTGTGGTTAGACCCCGACAAACCATGTGAGCTATTTGGCTTCGCCAACCACAAGAAGGAGCAAGAGAAGGATGCAGATTTACCTGTGCGGCCCGATGACGGGGCTGCCGAATTACAACCGGGAGGCGTTTCGGGAAGCGCAGCTAGCTTTGGAAAAGCAAGGGCACAAGGTTTTTAATCCGCGCGAGTCATTTGGGGGGGACATTTCTAAGCCACGGCACGAGTACATGCGTATTGACGTTGGAGAGGTTGCGAATGCGGACGCGGTTGTGGTGTTACCGGGTTGGGCTGACTCACGTGGGTGTCGGTTTGAGTTGATTATCGCTCGTGAGTGTGCAGTTCCAATTCTCAAATACTGCTTCCATTTTGGTCACGATGAGCGCATCTTACCACTCCTTCCATTGGGAGACGACACACAATCTAACTACCTGTGTCTACCGGATTATCTCGCAGATAGGCCCGCTCCCGTTGCACTCCCTACGAAGGAACCAGAGACAGCCAGCCTTCGCATTACATCGTGTGAGTTCGCTATCAAGGACTCCGGGGATCGCACTAAGTACAGCACTGGAGCACAGAGAGACCGCCGTGGTGGTAAGGGCCGCTACGATCTGCTCCCCTTCTACGCCCTTCGTCGTCTAGCGATCCATTTCGAGAAGGGAGCGGAGAAATACGACGCCCACAATTGGCGTAAGGGCATCCCGCTGTCTAACTACTTCGATTCTGCTCTACGTCACGCCTCCGAGTACCGCGAAGGCAAGACCGACGAAGACCATGCGATTGCCGCTGCGTGGAATATGCTTTGCTTAGTGGAGACTGAGCATATGATAAGCGAAGGCACTCTCCCAAAGGAGCTTAACGACCTTGAATACCCAGGACGAAGTAAGGCAGGAGCGGCGTCGGTGCCTCTCGTGTGAGAGGTTGTTTGTAGTGCCCGCTACCTCTGATGCCGTGGAGTGCTCCGGGTGTGTTGCGAACCACATTATTCGTGACTTGGCGTTTGATTACTCCATCGGGAGGCCACTCAAATGATTGAGTTTGTAGGGTTTCCTAAGATAGCCCGTCTCTCACGTGAGTGTATCATCACGGAGAAGATTGATGGCACTAACGCGCAAATCTACATCACAGAATTTGGCGGTTTTCACGTAGGGAGCCGTACTAGGTGGATCACGCCGGAATCCGACAACTACGGATTTGCCCGCTGGGCTTACGATCACAAGGACGAGCTAATGCTGCTTGGTCCAGGGCGTCACTATGGAGAATGGTGGGGGTCGGGTATTCAACGTGGTTACGGCTTGGAGAAGGGCGATAAGCGCTGGAGTTTGTTCAATACAATTCGCTGGTGCGCGCACAATCAAGAACCAATCACGCATGAGAATGGAAAAGCGCAGGTGCGCGTTCCAGCTTGTTGCCACGTGGTTCCAGTGTTAGGTAAAAGTTCGGATTTCGATTTAATTGAGGTCGAATGTTGTTTGGGTGATCTAGTAGCGCATGGCAGTATGGTGGCTCCTGGGTTTATGAATCCAGAGGGCGTTGTGGTGTTCCATGTGGCCGGGAATGTGGCATTCAAGAAAACACTTGGAGGGGATTGAGATGCGATTCCATGAAAAGCTAGAGACCACTGTGTTTGTGCTACAGCTATTGGCTTTAGGAGTGGGGGGCTTCGCTATAGGGTACGGTATTGGTTGCATTTTGGACGCAATCCTTGTTGTCCGCTGATCGTTCTCCACGCTGGCACATTATTCGCCGGCGCTGGCTAATACTGCATCCGCTCTGTGCCGCCTGTGGTCAAGGGGACCATTTGGAAGTGCATCACGTCCAACCATTCTATTTGTTCCCAGAGCTGGAATTGGATGAAGGCAACCTCCTGACACTTTGTAGCAAGGGGCCTGGAGGCATGGACTGTCATTTGGTGATCGGGCATAGCGGTGACTGGAAGGCATACAACAAGGACTCAGTTGCCGATGCGAGTAGGTTCTTAGAGATGTTAACGAAGCGTATATACGAACGTGGAAATCCCGGCTAGCGTTCGCTCCTGCCTTGCCCCACGTGAGAGAACGCATCCCCGTGAGTGGCTGCCGAAGCATATTTACTTCTCCAGTAAAGACGGCGCTGTTCCGGGCTACTGGAGCCACGCCAGATTCCCGTATTCTGCCGGTGTGCTGGACGCATTCGTAGACCCAACCATCTCTGAGGTAGTTCTGATGTGGGCGACGCAGTTGGGTAAGACGGCCCTACTCACGGCTCTCGTGAGTTACATCGCGTGCATGTCACCAAGCCCGCTGATGATTGCCTGCCCAGACCAAGCATCAGCCCACGAGTATTACAAGACCAAGCTAGAGCCGGCCCTCGAATCCTGTTCTGCGGTCTCGGATCGTCTGCTACCGAAACGTGATCGCAACATGGAGCTGGTGGATTTAGGGGACATGTGGGTTTATTTCGGCTGGTCCGGGGCCAAACGCACGCTCTCAGCGCGCTCCATTCGATTCCTCTACGTCACTGAGTTGGGGCTGTGGAGCTACACTAAGGACCGCGAGGGTGATCCTCTCAAGATGGCCCGTGATCGTACCAAGGCGTTCCCGAACCGCGTGATCTTCATTGAGGGGAAGCCGACAATCAAAGGAGAGTGCAGGTTAACCGATGCCTACAACGAATCAGACCAGCGAACGTACCACGTACCCTGTCCGCATTGTGGGGAGTACCAAGTCTTACGACTTGGAACCTACGGAATACGTGGAGGGCTTAGATGGGAAAAGCTATCCGATGGTCACAGTGATCCTTTGCTTGCCCGACGGACTGCCTTTTACGAGTGCGAGCACTGCGTTGGCAGAATTGAAGACCGACACAAATTGTCTATTATGCTACCACGTGGTATATGGGCTCGGAGAGGGATGGGAGTTCGAGTGGATGGTTCCATTACTGGAGAGCCTGAAAACCCCGGACGCATAGCCGGGTTTCATCTCAACTCCCTTTACAGCTCCCTTCTGAGTTTTGGGGAGGTAGCGGAAGAATTCGTACGTGCGAGTCACGGTTCCATCATGGACTTACAAGCCTACGTGAACTCATGGCTGGCGGAAGCTTTTGAACTACGCGGGAAGCGGTTTGATTTGGATGATGTACTATCGCACCGCTGTGAGCATCAGCCTAATCACGTGCCGGATAAAGATTCTAGATTAGTTTGTACGGTAGACGTACAGAAGGACTGCCTCTACTACGTGATTCGGGCTTGGGGGCCTAACGGAAACTCGTGGTTAATACGCTATGGTCAGCTCCCACGTGATGACCAGAGCGACTTTGCGAAGCTTTTGGAGCTGCTATCACACGCCTATCGTGGACCTGAAGGCTCCGAGTTTAGGGTTGGTTTGGTGCTAATCGACAGCGGCTACGCCGCTCGGCAGTCGGAAGTGTATGAGTTCTGCCAAGCAAATCAGTGGCCAAAGTGCATACCTTGCCGTGGTAGGCCACAAAGTGGCTCGCGTAACCAAACATCCATTCTGCATTGTTCCAAAGTACCCGACCGAGACCTTGATCTTTGGTGGGTTGATGCTCAACAAGGTAACAATCAGTTATTTGACCGTAGGTTTCTGGTAAAGGTCGGTGATCCTGGCTATTGGGCCTTGCACTCGGAGACTGGAGCCGACTATGCCAAGCACTTCCTCTCGGTAACTCGCAGTGAGGAGGAGAATCGCAAGACCGGGCAACGGCAGATTGTTTGGCGGCAAGTCTCACGTGATGACCACTATCTAGACTGCGAGCGTGCGCAAGAAGCCGCTGCCTTCCACTACGGCTTTTCGTTTATGAAGCCTACTCCAGAGGAGCCGAAGGAGACTACTAAGGACGCGCGTCCAGAGCCGCGTCAGCGGAGTACCATGTCGGGTAGTGGGTATCGGAGACGTGATGGGAGAGGATGGTTGGACCGTTAATGGAAGTCTCCGCCTCTGACGAAATGCTTTGTTGCGACGTGAAAGGCTGCTCCCGCTGTGGAGCCAATCACGTGAATCTGCAATTCCTGAAGCTGCACAACCCCCCAAACTTCTGTGAATAGTGGACCATGTGCCCGATCAAGCATCAGCCGGTTCTGTTACACGTAACCCCGGAGCCCGAAGATGGGTAAGTATCTACGTGGTGAAAGACTGGATGGATTAAACGTAACCGCGACAATCTTTGATGGGCATGATGCGGCCCAGCTTGCGGTAGGATCATACGCTTATCTGGACGAACTATCAGCGTGGCCGTGGCGGTGTTTAATCCTAGCGAATGGAGCAGGAGACCCGCCTGTCCCACATAAACGGCTTCCGCTTATTGATGGAACAGGAAACGATCCGGCAAGACTACAACAAGTGGTGCTCCAAATCGTCGCATGGTGGGCAGCGGGCCACAAAGTTGCGGTTATGTGTCGCGCTGGGGCGAATCGCTCTCCCGCTGCCGCCGCAGCGGCTCTCTATGTGGCTGGACACGCCCATAGTATCTACAACGGGTTACAGTGGATTCAACAACAGCGTTGTGAGGTAATGGATTACGGTCGTACCACGTGGGAGTTTGAGAAAGCAGTCAAGTGCATGACAAACGTGGTTATTCGTTCAGAGTTTCTAGCCGAATACGAGAGCCTAAAACATGAAGCGTAGTCCCTACTCCTACCGCTACTGCCCCTACTGCTGGGCTACACAGAAAGGCGTAGGGAATGCGGGGCGGTCGAATTTATTGGACCACATTGAAAAAGACGGCAAGCACCATTTTAAGACTCGCCGGCATTACTACTGCCGGAAGTGCAAGCGTGGTTGGGCAGTAACGATCACACGTGATGTGGTGACTGCGAAGCTGTTCCCTCCCGGCTAAGGTTCCAGTTTGTACCGCTCTCCTAGCATTCTCTCCAATCTGTGCTAGCCTACGCACGTGGCTTTCTCTAGTACAGACCTTTCTGCCGCCCTCACGGCAATAGATTCCGCGATTCAAAAGACCTTAGACGCTCTCGCCTACGGTATCGCCTCTCGCTCTAAGACCAATAACCGCCTTACCGAGCTAATGGAGGCTCGTAGGCAGATATTGGACGAGATGGACGCGGCCAGTAGGCAAGTCTCCCTGGGGCGCATCTCGACTACCACGTGATTGCAACTGCTGTAGATAGATTGGTAGGGGTCTTCTCTCCGCAACGTGCGCTTAATCGCACGGTCGCTCGACGTGCTTTAGCCAGCGTAGAGCAACGTGGTTATGAGGCCGGGAAAAAGAACAATTGGCTCAAGAAGTTCTCCCCCGCGCGTGAGCCACACAACGCAGCTCCGCTCTCAGATGTACAGAATACGCGCTGGAGAGCGTGGGAGCTGTACCGTAACAATGTCCACGCGCGTAAGGTCGTCCACGCGATCATTGCCCATACGTTAGGCTGCGGACTAACCCCAGAATCTCAGGCAGTAGATGAAGATGGCAAACCGCTCTTACCTTTCCGGCGCAGAGCTAAAGAACTCTGGAAACTCTGGTGCCGGCAAGCCTCCTACAAAGGACTCCCCGGACGCGGGGGATTTCACTGGTACGAATTGCAACAAATACAGCTTAGATCAACGATTCTTTCTGGTGAAAGTCTACTCAGATTTCGTCCTGTATCCGATAGGACCATACCGCTCACAGTGGAATTAGTCTCATCGGAGCGCCTAGCGGATGATATTGTGGCCCCCGGAAGTGCTGCCGCTCTCCCTCCGGATCACGAGCTATGGCGTGGCATTGAGTTTGACAGTAAAGGACGGCGAGTTGCTTACCATCTCTACCGCCGCAACCCCTCCGATCCGATTGGCTGGTTCGGAATGCACCGTTTAGAGATACAACGCATCGTAGAGGATGAGATTAGACACCTTTACCTAGCCGAAGATGAGGAAGCGGAGCGTGGTGTAAGCTGGTTCGCCCCGAACCTCATGGAACTACGTGATCTCGGCACCTACAAAGAAAATGAGCTAATGGCTTCGGCGGTAGCCGCCTGTGTAACACTAGGCGTGAGGCGTAGCAGCGGGCAAGACAACTTCGGTACACAAGCTCCTTCCGATTGGCCCACTACTGACGATGATGGTAATAACATCACGTGGATGCAGCCGGGCCAAATTTGGGATTTAGGCAAAGACGGAGACATTAAAGGCTTCTCGCCAGAGCGACCCAACAGCGAAGTATCCAACTTCTCGGATTTTCTGCTCCGTGGAGTGGCGGGAAGCTTCCCAGGACTGAAGCCTAGCACAGTTACCGGCAATTACAAGCAATCAAGTTTTGCCTCCGAGCGCTCTGCGGACAATGACACATGGCGAGAACTGGAGCAACTACAAGACTGGATGGTATGGAATAGCTCCGAACCAGTATGGGAAGCATTCCTAGACGCATCCGCAGTAGCCGGATTGTTTGACGATGTACTCCCCAGCCCGGAATACTACGCGACCAACCGTGAGAGGCTGATTTACGCCTCATGGAACGGTCCGGTAGCCAAGAGTATCAATCCTAAGGACGATGAGGCCGCTTCGGCGCTGGCAATCCGCAATGGAACATCCACTATTCAAAAAGAAGCCGCTAATCGCGGCTACAACTGGCGTGAGAACCTAGAGGAATTGGCGGAGTACGTTGCTTACGCACGTGAGCAAGGGCTACCAGAGACGTATATACAGTCTGTGTTGGGCCAACAGGCTCAAGCAGACGCTTCGGAGCCTTCTAATGTGTCTAATGGAGCTGATTGAACTGGAAGAAAGCGATTCACACTCGCGTCTTAGTCACGGATACCCTACATGGCAAAAGAAACCGAAAACAACCGCGCCGACTGGAACTACCGCAACTTCAGTTTCCGCGCAGCCACTCTTAACGAAGCGGAGCGAAGCGTAGAAGCGGTAATTGCCTCAGAGGCCCCGGTTCCCATGTGGGACTGGAGGGCGGGGGAGCATGTGCCGGAAGTTCTGCTCATGTCCGGCCTTAAAATGCCGGCCACTAGACAGATTCCACTGCTCGATTCCCACGCCCGTTATGACCTTTCAGACCAATTAGGCTCTATACGTAGCCTACGTGTGGATGGCGATACATTGGTCGGGCGTCTCCATTTCTCAAGCCTCTCCGAAGAAGCCTGGACTAAGGTAAGAGAAGGTCACGTCACGGACATTTCAGGCGGATACCGGATTCATAACAAGGTACGTGTGGAGGCCGGAGCTAAGACTTCTATCAAAGGCCGAACCTTTGAAGGCCCCATCAACGTGGTTACGGAGTGGAGCATCAAGGAAGGTTCCATTCTGCCTATCGGTGCTGACGAATTGGCAAAGTTGCGGGGCGTCCCGCATGGTTTTAACCAGAGGTTTACAATGGATAAGAAATTGCGTGAGCTGCTAGTCTCGCGCGGGATGCCCGCAGAGCTGGACGATGCAGCGGCCCAGACATGGTTGGGAGAGAACGGAGAGCGGGCGTTTCCGCTACCAGCTCCCAAGGAAGACCCGAAACCGGAGCCGAAAGCAGCCCCGGAGCCTGAGAAGCGAGTAGAGAAGTCGGAAGGCTCCACTATTGATGAAGTGGTCGCGCGTGCTCTTAAGAGCTACGCCGATCAACAGGCCCAACAGCGTCGGGAATTCCGAGCAGAGGTTGATAGCCTGCTCAAGATCGCCAGACGTGATGACCTGAAAGACCGCTGCTATGCGTTGGAAGACGTGAAAGCAGTACGGGAGCTGATCGTCAAGGAGCAGGAAGCCGAAGTGGTCGATATTGGCCGTCTCTACATCTCGGCTGGCCCTGCCCAGAGCGAGAAGCATCGCGGTATGGTCGATACTGCCCTAACCATGCGTGCTCTCACGTTGGTTATGGCCAACGATAAGACTGTCAAAGAGCTTCTGCCGGAAGATAAGCGAACGAAGGGCTGGGAGGAGCTGCGGCACGCTTCGCTGCTCGACTTGGCCACTGAATGCCTGCACATGGATGGTGTTCGCACCTTCGGCTGGAGCCGCGAGCGTATCGCCCGCGCTGCTCTAGGCGACAGGCAAGCCCTCATAGGTCGTGCCGCTCCTGCCTATCATACAACCGGAAGCTTCCCTGATCTCACGTTGAACGCGGTCAACAAGTCCCTGTTGGCCGGGTACGTGGAGGCACCGTCTACTTGGCGTGGTCCGATGTACCAAGGCTCCAGTGTGGCCGACTTCAAACTCAAGCGCTTGATCCGTCTTGGAGAAGTCCCGAATCTCAAGGTGATTCAGGATAACGTCGCCCCCCACCGAGTCAGCTTCGATGATGAGAAGGAATCCGCTGGAGTGGAAGCCTACGGCGCGATGACTGACTTCTCATGGAAGTTGCTTGTGAACGATGACATGGACGCTCTGAGCCGCACACCACGTATGTTTGGTGATGCGTCGGCCCGCACTATCAACGCTGTGGCATGGAACGTCATCACATCAAACCCCACAATGGTTGACGGTCAGCCATTGTTCAGCGATGCAACCGGGAACCGGAAGAAAGACAACTTGACCGGCTCCGGCGCTGCCCCGTCTGTGGCACAGCTTCAGATAACGGGTAAGCTGATGCGGCTCCAAGTGGGCGTGAATACTCCAGAAGGCAACGCTTCTGACGCCATTCTGGGCCTCATTCCCCGCTACATCGTTGGTCCTGCCGCACTGGCAACCACCATCCAACAGCTGGTGCTGAGCGCCTATGACCCAGCAGCAAACTTGGTGCAAGTCTACAACCCGGCCAACCAGCTCATTCCTGTGATTGAGCCGTTGCTGGATGCCAACAGTGCTACTGCGTGGTATCTGTTCGCCAGCCCATCGCAGATTCCTACGGTGGAAGTCTTCTTCCTGCAAGGGCAGGAGTCTCCGCAAGTACGGACTTGGATGGATGAGGAGACCTTGAGCCAGAAGTTCGCAGTGCTCCAGTCATTCGCTGCTAAGGCGGTTGACCATCGCGGTGTTGCTAAGGACGCCGGAGCGTAAGACTAATCACGGGGGCGGGCAACCGCCCCCTTTCTTTCAGGAGAGTTCACAATGGTTGTTCGTGATGTGTATACGTGGGAAGACACGTTTCAGCGCCCGCTGACGCTGACAACGACCCCGGAAGGGGGGACCGGCTGGACGGTAAAAGACACCAGCGTTGCCGGCGCGCCCACCTACCTAACTGTGTCCAGCGATACCGGAGAGCTGGCGCTGACACTGGCTGCTAACAGCGAAGCCGAGATTGTTACAGCTTACCACAACGATGTACTCTGCTTCGATCTGGAAAAAGTTCAGTATGTCGAATGGATCGTCAAGGTGGGTGGTGTCGATGCGGTAACGACTATTGTGTGGGGCGTAGGCTCCGCGCAGAATGATACCACTGACAGCGTTACCAATCTAGCGTGGTTTCGTATGGAAGGCTCTGCCTCCACTTCCAACGTGGTTGTTGAGACCGATGACGGCACCACCGATAATGACGACAAGGCTACCGGCAAGACGCTCTCCACAACTTACAAGAAATTCGTGATTGATTTCACGGATGGCCTGTCGGATGTGAAGTTCTATATTGACGGGGAGCGTGTCGCGGATAGTACGACCTTTAGCATGGCAGCGGCAATTGGCCGCTTCCAGCCATTTGTGCAGTTGCAGAAGGCCAGCGGCACCGGCACCCCTTCGATCACGATTGACAACTTCAAGGTTGTGCATCGTAACCCGGTCGGGGCATAACCCATAGCTTTAGTCTGTTCCGGGGGAGGGTTTCGCTCCTTTTACCTCCCCCGGAGCGGCATACAATGAGCCTTCTAACCCAAATGACTACCGACGTGGCCACGGTCTTTCTCCAGACCGATGAGCACGCCGAATCAATTAAGCACAATCCCTCTGGGCAATCCCAGGCCCCTATCACGGCGATTGTAGAGCGGGACAGCGATTTCGAGATCATCCCCACCGACGACGGGGAAGATAAGATTCGTAGAGCTACGATCTATGTAGCCAACACAGTAACGATTGTAGACGTGCGCGTAGACACCTTCGAGATCAATGGCGATGCGAAGCGCTGGACCATTCACGACGGGAACATATCGGACGTGGGCGGTATGTTGCGCATCGAACTTGTGCGAAGCGAGCCTCCTGAGACGAGCATGGAAGAATACAGGAAGCCGATTGAGTAATGGCTCTCAGAGCAACTGAAGACAGCCGATTGCGAGTCTCGCGTAATAAACTGGAAGCACGCGAGCGAAACCTTACGCTGCAAGTACGCCATGCGGACGCTCCGGGGTCGCGTACCTTTACTTGTCGCTGGATTAATCGACTGGACCAGTTCGGAACTACAAATATAGACTTACTGGTTACGCACGACGACGGGTTAATCCCTGAGCAACGGATCAGCAAGAAGTACCGAACGGAAAATTACGACTCCCTAGATGCAGACTTCTTTGCCACACAAGCACGAATAGAAGTGGATCGCATCATGGACGACCGGACTAGATAGACATGCCTGTCAAGGTCTCAAAAGCGACTGGTAACTGGCTCACAGCAGGCACATGGGCCGTCATTGACTCGACTTCCTATCTCAACTCCGAGACGGGAAGTGAAGTTCTAACCACCGCTTACTCCGGCACACGCTCCTCAGCCTTTACCCCAGGAGCCATTGAAATAGATGGAATTGGGGTAAAGCTATCAGTCAGAACAGGCACCACAGGCACAATCAGCGTTCAGTTAGAGTCGGACATTGGAGACGTGGCCGTATCGGGAACTGAAGTTACAATCGACTGCGCTGATTTACCCGTTGCAGCAACGGCAGACGCGAATGGCGGATGGATATTTTTCAAGTTCGCCGCGCCTGTCACGTTACTTGCCGCTACAGCGTACCAGCTCGCAGCGAAAACCTCCACCGCAACACAAGTATCCCTATTCCGCGACGGCACAACGGATAACCTCTCGCGGTTTCTGCGCACAACTACTACGGGAGCGCCGGCAGCCGGTGATGATGTGATCGTGTGCGGTGAGTACACCGGAGCAGGTACAAGCAACAGCTTTACCGTGACGATGGATGAGACGGCGACTACCAATTACGGAGCTACTTCAACATCCCTTGTTACTCCAGCTTTAGCTATCTGTTCTAAAGGGACTCTGACTTTTGGTACGGCGGCATCCACCAATTACTATCTCAAGCTCTCTGGCAATCTCATCATCTACAGTGGCGGTACTTTGAATGACGGAACTGTGGCAACCCCAATGCCATCCACTTCCACCTCTGTCATTGAGTTTAACTCTGCGACCAATGTGGACTTCGGATTAACGGTTAGAAATCTCGGAACATTTGTCGCTCAAGGGAACGCCATAACAACAGTCAAGACTCTGCTTAACACGGATGAAGCGGCGGCAGCTACGGTTATAGGGGTAGTTTCTACGGCAGGATGGGTGGCGAACGATGAGATTGTTATTGCAAGCACCTCAAGGACTGGCTCCGAAACAGAGAAGAGAACGATCTCTACGGTTGACTCAGCAACTCAAGTTACAATCACGGCTGGTTTGACTAATGCTCATTCTGGTACGTCTCCTACTCAGACTGAGGTAGGGAATATCACCCGCAATGTAAAGATTCGGGGGATTAGCACGACTTTACAGGGATACATAGATATTAAGGCTACTTCCACTATTGACTGGGATTACGTTGAAATCTCCAATATGGGTTCCGCGACCACTAATAAGCGTGGTATTGATGTCGCCACGACTACTGGAAGTTTTAATATGCAAGGATGTGCAATACATGACTTTGCTGTTGCAAGTTCAGCAGGAACAGTTGTAACGGGAAGCTCCACAAATAACTTCACAATAGACAACTGTGTGTACTATTTACCCAATAGTATTTCTTCTGGAATCTCGGTACCCATTACCTCAGGAACTGCATGGACAGTTACCAACTCATTGGTAATGGGAATGACAGGGGGTGCGCCTATAAACATTTTAGATGTTGGAGGGACTTTTACAGACTGCACAGCCGCAGGTAACAACTCAACAAATTCTGGATTCGGGATTAATATGGGAGAAACAAATGCCGCCATCGGAACAATTAGTGGACTTATCTCACATAGCAATGGGGGAGGCGGCATTACTTGTGCGGGTGGAATAGGCACTATGTCATCTTTTACTGTATGGAGAAACAATACAACTGGCTTTAGTATCTCTAGTGCCACTGATTGTCTATACGATGGAGTGACGGCATTTGGAAACTTGACAAGAAATCTTCTTGTGGCAGCGGGAAAGAATGTAATTAATAATCTGGTAGCAAATGGGGATACAACCTTTCCCACAGCCGCTGGCATAGATTTTAACGGAGGAGTTGTTAGATTAGACATACTTAACGGAGACCTAAGCACAGTCTCTGGCATCAAAACGGCTCACACCAATGACATTAACCTCAATGTGGCCAGTCATGTTTTAGTAACGCTTCATAACACAAAACTTGGTGCATCTACCGAAGTAGATGACCAGAATTTCTTTGTGAGTGTCGATTCGTTCATCGGCTCTCAAAAGCATGACACAACAGCTGGCAACCACAAGACATGGAAGCGCTACGGCACCATCACCATAGACACCACCATTTCCGATGTCTCCCCTTCCGTCAGGATGACGCCGAATAATGCGAGTAATAAGCTCGACATAGTAATAGAGCGTGCAGCGGTAAGTAGTGGCGGTACAGCAACAGTCTCCGCGAAGGTCCGCGAGTCGGTAGCCGAAGACGGCACCGACTACAACGGTAATCGCATCCGCTTGATTGTGAAAAGAAACATCGCAGCGGGCATCACCGCCGACACTGTACTTGCGACCGCAACCAGTGCTAGCGAAGGTGCCTTCGAGACGATCAGCGGTACGACGGCGGCAGTCACCGACGATGCGATTCTAGAATTCTGCGTGGACTGCGACGGCACGACTGGCTGGATCAATGTCGATTCCGTGTCCGTGACAGCAGGCAGTCAAGCAACCGGCGACATGAAACACTGGCATGACGGACTGCCGTATGCGTTCGATGAGCCGGCTGGCGGCGGTAGCGGTGGATCAAGCGGAGCACGCAACCTATTCATCGGAGGCGGCATAGCCTCCGCAGCATAATGCCAAGCTTTGTAACTCCCAAGAAGAACACGGCCTACACATTCTACCTCTCGCTCACCAGCCAGAGCAACCAGAAGATATTCCAGGTTAACCCAACGCTGGCCGCTGGGGATGTAAAGGTCAGTATTGACGGCGGAGCTGAGGCCAACCTAGCTACTCTCCCCGTAGTGACCCCGGCAGGATCACGTAGGGTGAAAGTAGACCTATCCGCCGCCGAAATGAACGGCGACAACATCCAGGTAACTTTCTCAGATGCCGCTGGCGCTGAGTGGTGTGATGTGACTGTCAACATCCAAACCACGGCCCGACAAATTGATGATCTGCTCCCGACTGCAAGCTATACAGCACCAGACAATGCCACGATCACGAGCATTCAAGCAGACACAGACAATATTCAGACACGGCTACCCACCGCACTTGTCAGCGGGCGCATGGACTCTAACATGCAAGCCGCTGCGGCTGGGGTTATCACGGCTACAGTAATCGCTACCGATGCGATTGACGCGGACGCAATCGCCGCCGATGTGGTAACAGAGCTTCAGGCAGGGCTGGCCACATCCGCCAATCAAACTACGATTCTTAACCGTCTTGGGGCTATCACGGGGAGTGGACTCAACACAGTGCTCGGCTTCTTCCGTGCTGTGTTCAATAAAGGTGCAGCACTTACCCCCACGGACCTTACTAGCGGTGGACTCACTGGAGACAATACCACAGACTCCCTTGAAGCCATACGTGATCGTGGGGATGCCGCTTGGGGGGCCGGAAGCCTTGCGACTATCGAGAAATACTTCAAGAACAAACTTGATTTGGTCAACGTAGCGGGCGTCTACCATTTACGCATCTATGACGACGACGACACAACCGTACTGGTGGACTGCATCCTAAAGGACAAGGACGGCAGCAACGTAGTATTAGCGGGTCGCGGTCCTGTCACTCGCCAAAAGAGTACCATATAATGCCCCTTGGAACCTACGGTTACGGTATCTCAGAAGCCCACGGGGAGAGCGGAGCCGTCACCACTACCACGTCGGTAGCTGAGAAGCTACGTGATTTAATCGCTTCATCCGCCTCATTCCAATCCGCTGTAGGAGTTGGATCAGAGGCCGCAGCGCTGGCCTACGTATATATACAGGGGCGTACTGCTAGCAGCGGCGTATTTAGTCGCCCCTACGCCCTTGTAGAAGGCTTGCGGACATCTAACCGCTTCTCTGCCACATCAGGCTACCAATCGGGAAGAATACGATTCAAGATTGAACGCGATGTTGCCTCTGGAGACGCGGCAAACCACGAAACCGCAGCACTGAACTTCATCAAGTGGGTGGAAGACGTTCTCGGCGACATGATGTTGAACCAACATGACGGCTTGGGCCGTCTTATCCTATCCAATATGACCACAGACGAGCCCCAGCGCTCCAGCTTCAAGGAAGCCGGGGGGCAGGGGGATTACTACCGCGTGTGGGTCACAGTTGACTACGGTATCGGAGCATAAACATGGCAAGAAGCGTTGTTAACACGGTCCATACGCTTTCGGTCTTCCAGACTACTATTAGCGCTGTAAGTACCGAGATCAAGGGTATTCAGGACTCTAGCGTAGACCCACAAGTTGAGCGGCTGTTGGCCTACGCAGCCGGGGACCACAGGCCCAGCTACGTCTCGCTTAGTCAAGTTCAGCCGATTTTAAGCTTCAGCACGATTGACTTAAAGGCCGCTCTGGACCTAATTGACCATCTGGACGGTCTCGGCATCTCTGGAGGTACAGACGTTGCCAACATGTATTTCGTGAAGAAGGCACAAGTGGGGGCGCGTACCTCCGGGGCGAACCATCAGCGTTTCCAGAGCAAGTTAGCACTGATCTATCTGGAAGAAATCACCGCCACGCAGAACGCTTACGCCGAAGCCCGCTTCCGTGTAGTGACAGTTTACGACGGCACGAATGAGGCGCTAATCCCAGCCGGCTCAATCTCTCTACCCGCCAGCATTAACAATCTGACTCAGCTCTTTAAGCTTGGCAAGTGGGACATTAACGGCACCAACGTAGACGGTGTACTGAGTATGACCTATCGCACGGGAATTGACGTAGTTGCCAAATTTGCGGGAGGAGATCACAGGCCCACATTCGCGGGCATTGCCCGACGTGCCCCGTCTATAGAACTACGTACATCTGAAGTTCCCAGCTATGCTACCTTCGGCATCTCAGGAACCAAGGGGACTGGCGCAACCACAGGCTACCTCTACGCCGTGGATGAGGTCGGAATTGTGCAGACGGACGTAACCGCCGCCCACATCAAGTTCACCTTACAGACGAACCATCACCGTATTGACATGGGGCCACTCTCCGCCCGCAACAACGACGATGGGGAAGGGCAAATTACTATCACACCCATCTTCGATGGCACTAACAAAGAAGTCATCATCAACACCGCATCGGCAGTAACCTAACATGGAATACCCTGAAGACCTTTTGAAGCATCTCGTAGTACATGGTTTCTCGGAGTTGGATGCCGTGGAGGCGTTGGAAGCCTACACTCTGCATGGCTACTGGAAAAGCCCCCACGGCTCCGAGTGGGGCGAAAAGGAGAAAGAGAATGCTGTTTTACTTCCCGAAGTTCCAGCGCACGGAGACCCCGGAGCTGGTTCAGAAGGTTCGTGAGTGCAAGCTGGAGTCGGTGATTGGCGATCTCGCGAGCGAATCCCGACTGACCACTACGCCTTGCGCCCCAGGGCCAGACGGCCCAGAGGGCGGGTTAGTGGTATCTCAGGTTAGGCCCTTTGGCTCCAAGATACAAGAGTTCCCGTGTGGTTACTACCCAAATGACCAGCATTGGCGGGAAGCGAAGGGCCAAAGCTACTGGATTGGCTGGCCCAAGTCTCGTAAGCCTACTCCAGACGACCTTGCGCGCCCACAAGTATACAGCGACTACACACTAAAGCTGTTAGACAATCACGAGTGGGCTGTAATGGCCTTACTGCCCTTCGGTCGTCAAGGGAAGCTCCCACGTGTAGGAACTACCGGAGACGACGGGGATTGGGACTGGAAGCCGCACGCGGCTTACGAGAGGCTATGCCAAGAGTGTTTTGAGGCTTTGCAGGGGGCGAAGAAAACTACTAACGGCTGGGCCGAGTTGGCCGTGGACATTCTGGCGGTTAACTACCGGGTTAACAAGTATGTGGTAATGTCCCTGGAACTTCTATCCCTGGAGCTGTGCGACAAGATTCTCGACTTGGCCCAAGACGGGCCAGAGATCGAAAAGCACTTAGCCGCTCAAAAAAAAACCGAACCACTTACCGGCACAGTCTCCATGAGTGCTGGCGACGTGGGTTAGCTACGGGCTACACGCCCACCCTTGCCGATCTATATTGGCTATGGCTAGATCAAGACCTATCACACAAGAAGTAATCGAAGCCTCCTCGCCCTTCATGCGGGCGATCCTAGAGGGCAATGAAGCTCTTGCGTTAAGCTTTGTACGCCGTCAACTACGTGAAAATGTCTTCCCATCGGCGGGCTTCTTCTGGTGGAGGCACTATCTGCCCAAGCACTTCACAGAGGAAGCCTATACGAGATACGGCTACACGCGGCGTGATCGCAAGTACGTGACTCGGAAGCTGAAGGCGTTCGGCAATATGGAGCCGTTGGTGTTTCGTGGTAAGGCGCGTAGTGCTGCTACCAAGGCACGCCCGCGCATCCGCACGGTAACTACACCTGGGCGTCAATCGGTGACTGTGGTTATCGACATCCCCAACTACCTGAAGTTGAACAAGCGATACGGCTATCCTTTGTCACAAGAGGTAGTGCGTCACAACACCGAAGAAGATTCGATTCTATTCCAAGTAATGAAACGCGGAATTGATCACCACATTCTAGGTAAAGCCGTCGCTTTACCCCAGGCCGCATAATGGCTGACTCCGTAGCTTATAAGTTTGACGCAGACAGCTCCGGCTTTGAATCCGCCATGAGCCGTATGACGATAGCACGGAAGAAGCAAATTGCGGAAGAAGTAGCCGGCATTCGTAAGCTGGGAGAGAATGAGGAGGAGTATAACAAGCGTAGAGTCGAGCGCTCAAAGGCCGCTATCCAACAGAAGATTGACGATGAGAAGAAGGGCGCTGCCATAGTAGCGGCCATTCAAGCCCAACTAGCCCGCCAATCCGAATCACAAGAGAAGTCCAGGGCCTCCTTTGTAGCGGACGTGGATAGGCACCTAACCCAACAGCGACAGTTAGAGCTGGAGAAACAACGCCAAGCCAAAGCCGATGCTATTGAGCGTATCAAACAACTTGACCGCCTAGCCGCTCAATCAGCCGAGCAAGCAGCAATGGCGGAAACCGCCGCACAAGTCAAGGCCCAACAACAACAGATTACTAGCGAAAACGAAGCGCTTCAACTACGGCGGCAGCTTCGATCACGGGGTACAGTAGACTTTTCTACGGAGCGAATGCGGCTTGTCCAAGAGGAGTTCGCTCGTGAAGCCGCTGCGGTGCGCGCCGGTTACGCCAGTGTTGCGTCGGCGCATCGTCAAGGGCAAGCACAAACTGGAGCTATGGGCGGATTTGGTGGTGCTCCGGGGAGCGCTACTTTAGGTCAAGGGCGCACGAGACGCCACTCCCCCTTTGTGGCAGAAGCCCAAGGTGCCCGCGACTCCCGCACCGCTATCTTTCAGCTCACATCCGCTGCCCAGGACGCCAGCTACGCCTTTGACCAGATGGGTAACACCACGCAAGCGTGGTCTATGGCCATGCGTGGAGCCAGCAACAACATCGGCTTCATGCTTTCCGCAATGGGCGGGTGGGTAGCCATCCTTGGGACCATTGGCGTCATTGCCCTGCCGTCTGTGGTCCGGGGTGTGATGAACCTCTTTGACTCCACGGAGAAACTACGTAAGGAATCTGAGAAATACATCGAGAGTTCCCGCCGTGTGGCCAATGTGATGAATGAGGAGCGTGCCGCTACTCTGCAATTGGCCGAAGCCAGACGTGCCTTACAATTAAGCTTACTCCCGGCAGGAGGCCCCGGAGAGGCAGAGCATACAAAGCGCACCACCGAAGCCCAAACCTTCCGCGAAACCATGCGCACAAGTGGTCGTCACGGTGATCTAGAGAAGCGTGTAACAGATGAGGAGACACGCGCCAGCTCTCAAGAAGCCCGTGGCAAGCAATCAGCACTTAATCGCGAAGTGGAGGCGGAGTACCAGAAGAATCTAAAGCAATATTTCCGAGTCAAAGACGGTCGCATTGAGGAGTTCAAAGGCAGTCAGTTTCTCTTGCAACGTACAAAAGCCATTGAAGCCGGACTGATTAAGCCCACTGGAAAACGGCTTACACCAGAGGAGCAAGCCGAACAGCGTGAGATCGTCAAGCAATTCTCCATCAAACAAGCCCGCGAACAAGCAGAACGCGAGTTCAAAGAACGAATCAACACCGCAGATACAGAAGTGCGCAGGGCCGAAGACAAGGGCCGCGAGCACGCCCAAAGACGCCTCCAGAAGATATACGAAAGTGGCGGCACCATTGGACTACCGGACGAGTTCACGGACATTCGAGAACAGGCGGAAGGGGAGGCGGCCCACCGCATGAACGAATCCGAGAAGAATGCCAGTAGGATCAACCGTGAGCGGCAACTCCGCGAATCCCGCATCAAGTATCTGGAACGACGGCAGAAAAGCCTTAGCAAAGAGGCGGAGGAAATAGAACAAGAGGAGAAGCTTTTACCTAAAGGCGCACGCCGTAGAGCAATGGCGGCATCACGTGAAGAAATAGCCGTACAACAGAAGGGCGTCAGTGAGGAGCTTGAACGTATACGCCAAGCACAAGAGAAGTCCCAAGAAGACCTAAAACCCTTGTGGGAGGAGCTACTGCACATCCAGCGGCAACAACTAGAGATTTGGCAGAATGCTCCCTTCGGAACCGTAGAGGGCCGTGGAGTGCAACGTAACTAATGGCGTACATCGGCGGATATATCGGGCCGTATAGATTCTACCGCCTGGAAGGCCGGCTGACGCCTCCACAAATCCAATTCGAGGAAGTCAGTGAACCGTGGGAAGATGGGACTATCTACAACGAACGTGGTCGTAAGACACCAGTAGAGCAGTTAACAGGCTACATTGATCTAGTAAACCCATCGGAGCCGGCAGTTCAGATGTTGGCTTACGCCAACACAGTAGGCTTCGTCTTCCACGTAGAGTTCATCAATAACGGAAACAGTATCGTATATCCAAACTACATGATCCTCCGAGTGGAGGATGTGACCCCCGACGATCAGAGGTTCCTAAAGTCGGCTATCGGGGGCGTCAACAGCGGGCAATATCACTTAGTATCGCGCTGGGAAGTGCGATACTGCTTACCTATCTAGGAGAGCGTATGGCCAGTGAAATCTCGGTCTCGGTAACGATGACCAACTCCAACCTCCGGCAGTCGATTGCTCCGGGGTCTAAGAGTATCGACCAGTCGGGCAAGCGACGTGTAACCAACGTCCAGAACATTCCCACCACAGCGGCGGGCACCGCCCTTACAATGGGGGCCGTCACCGGCAAGGGCTGGGCCTATTTCGAGAACCGCGACCTAACAAACTTCGTAGAGGTTGGCGTTCAGTCCGGGGGAACATTCTACGGCACGCTTAAGCTAAAGCCGGGAGAGTTTGCTTTAGGCCGTCTCACGACGGCTACTCCCTTCGCCCGTGCCGATACTGGGGCGACGGATTTGTTTTATGACATCAACGATGACTAGGATGCCCCATGCCGACTGTAGTCGAACTGAAAGACCACGCACGTGATGTGTCTATAGTGGTAGACAGTAATCTATCCGCGACACATCCCGATGTGCTAGAGCTATTCCATCGTCTCACGTCGCTATCACAGGCAACGCCCATCGCCTCCTTTGATGTGGCGAAACTTACGGGAAACGATTACAAATACGAGTTCGCCTTCAAGGATGGTAGGACATTTAAGCAGACATTGCGTATTCCAAGCAACGCTCCTGCCTCCATGAACTTCAATGTTGGGGACTACTTCCTTGTCAATGAATTTGCTCCCCACCGCACGCTACGTGATTGGATCGTGTATTGTGTCCAGACACACAAACTTATTAGCATTGGCGCAACCTTCTCCTAATGGCTAACCCGGTACTCGCCGGCCCCATCGTCCGAAAGTTCACGCCCAAGGTCTACGTGAAATTCAATTGGGCTGGCTCGTGGCAGTATGTGCCACGGCTTTACCCGATCCGCTCCCGCTTCTCCGTCAGTCCACAAGTGAGCGATGCGGATTTTGTCTGGCACTTCGGGCGTGTCCATGCTCTGGGACTACCACCCGTCTCGCTCACACCGCTCAACCTACGTGATTACTACGTCAAGATTACAGCTGTACAGCCACTACCAGACGGGCAGGGAACTACAGAAGAAACCCTGTGGGTCGGAATTATATGCGATGATGAGATCACGTTAAGGCGTACCAGCGATCTTAGAGGAATTCAGCAAATCAAGGCTTTCGGTCTGGAGCACCTACTGGACCGCATCCCTATAGATCGCGCCTATGCCGAGCATAACTTCAATCCAATGACCTTAGGATGGGCACCGAATTTCAATGACCGAGCAATAGGAGGAAGGCGAGAAGTTGACGTATCCACTAAGCAAGTAACTGGTAACAGACGCCCCGGATCACTACTATTTGGTCAAGGTGTGGTGCTGGGCGGAAGTTCATTATGGAATTTACGACAAAGTATTGATTACCTGTTACAATACTTTACCGCTGGCGCTATTGGCTTCCAACTGGAGGGACAACACCAAACCCTTGAGTATTACTCCCAAGAGATATTCAAAGCCGAAGGTAAGACCATCAAAGCGTACCTTGACGAGTACGTGAGCCGCAAGCGCGGTCTAGGATGGTATATACGCACTGATGGTGCCGGCACCGTAGGCATCCGCGTCTTCACTCAGGTGGGTACTCCGGTAACAGTCGGGAGTGTGACGCTTCCCGCCAATGACCGCTTGGTTCCCTTCGTAGTTAACACCACGTATCCGGGGCCGCACCTACACGACCTTGGAGTATTCCGCTATGCACTCTCGGAGGAAGTGAAGGAACTTCTGGTGCAGGGCCAACGAATCAAGGTTACAGCAAACTTCTCTTATCCAGACCACACACTAGAAGAAGCCTGGAGCAACGCACAACGCTTAGAGTACGAGAACGGGGCCAACAGCCAAGATGGGGAGGAGAATGACCACTTCCGCAGTGAGGATCGCTTCCGCCGAGTCTTTGCTTGTCACCGCGTACCTAGGAATTGGGATGGCCAAGTTGGTAATGGTAAAGGAGGGCCCAAGACAAACTGCCTACCCATCACCGACGACACTGGCGGCGTTTCGGTATTAGGACAACCGCATCACTGGACTTTCGGCAAGAGCTTTGAGCGGGAATTACCATTCATGGAAGGGCATGATTACGACATCGCTCCGCCCACCAACAACCTCCCTACCGGAGCCGAGCCAGAGTTCAAACCTCTAGCCGCGATCCTCAAGGACGTAGACGACCGTTTCGTATTCGTGGATCGCATGAATGAGAAAGATGCGGATAGGCTCAACAACTGCCACGTGAGACCGCTGGACCGGGAGTTTGCAGTTGAATTGACCGTCAGCCCCAGACACCTAATAGCCCACGACTTCAATACCGCTTGGGTCGGGCAACCCACACGGCAAGAGCCAGAAATTGACTACAAGACTCTAATCATCGTGGGCACATTCACCGGGGACCAGCGTCAGCATTACAAGGTGCAGAATCCAAACATCCAAGCGGACGTTGCTCGTAGACTTACTATCACGGTTGAGGAGTCGGAGTTTTGGTTGGCGCACCGTGAAACTATTTGGAGAATCGACACGGATGGCCAGCCAGTATCCATCTCGGCCTTCAATCAAATACTACGTAATGACCGCGTGAAGCTGGAGGCCGTCACGGCCTTCGCCCAAGGCTACTTCTTCACCACGCGACAAGCAATACGCTTCGTGTCTCAAGGCTTGAGCCGAACGCAGAGCATCACTGCCGAGCTTGGCAGCTACATCAACTCCTTGGTAGGTGCCGCTGCAAGTGAGCCAGTCAACGCCGTAGTAACCGCCCACATCCACAATTATCGACGCCAGACCACAACCACGGAGACAGGCTTCCTAGGTGTAGACGACGTAGTATCTGCCGGCCTCACACTCTCCAAGGAGTTCGGTAGTGTCTAACCACGTGATACACCGACTGGATGAGCTGGACCATCGGCTACGCCTCACTGAGTCACACCAATACGCCCGCATCGCTCCGATGCAATCACGGCGCACCATCTGGGTACGCCTCACAGGGAAAACAGAACTATCCGACGCACTCGCCCAAACCGGCAAGATCGGGGCGTACAGCGGAGAGCAAGTACGGCTAGGGAATGATCGTCACTGGAGTACAATCACAGGGGGATTGTCTTGGAGTTATCCAACAAGCTACTTGATCGAAGTCAACCGCTCCAATGCCAACCTCCACGCATGTGATAAGAACATAGTACAAGCCTACCGTGGCGTGAAGATCGTTACCGGCAGCGGCAGTTCTCAACAGGTAGTTAACGTCTGGATATTCGACAAAGGCGTTACCGATGAACCGTACTCCTGTCGCTTCATCTACAATCCACCTACCACGAGCTGCTAAACGGTGACAAATGGGGCGCTGGCACACTAACAAACCGGGGAGCACGACCAAGCAAGGCGTAATCTTCCGTGCCGTCGCCATTGACGACAAAGGCAATGGATCGCGTGGAGTGCGCTTAGAACTAGACTCCTTGGGGCACCTTGTCTCAATCAAGGAAGACTGCGACTCAGTATATGAAGACCTGCTGGTAGACGTATACTGCACCCAGGATACAGTCCCAAACGAAGACCCACCGACACTTGTATCTGGTGGTGGTACTCCTGAATACAAACTAAACGACCCAGCACCTAACACACAAGGCTTCCGCTTCATGGTGCCAGCCCTGAAGGTTCCCGGCTGCAACTCTGGCTCCGTCATTATCGAAGTGGACTCCATCGGGCATAAAGTAGCCTTCCGTGAAGGAGAGATTCCGGCTCCCAAGCTCAACATGCTCGACAACGTGTACTGCGAAGGGCACAAGCTATTTCGCAGCTATACCGTGCGGCAATTCATCCCCGGCACCATCTTCTGCGGGTTGTGGTCGGAGCAATACTCATGCTGCCAAGACGGAACCAAGGTCGTCAACGTTTTTCAACGTGTGATCTTCCCGCCTGGAACACAGAAATGCGTTGAGCGCTTTTCCAACTACCAGTGCTGTCCTAAGTAATGGAACACGTCAACTCTCCTACTAGTGGGCAGGGCACCAAGATAGCGGTCATTGGACTGGCAGGGTCGTCTTCATCAAAATCATCTAGCTGTCCCGGTAGCACACACCTAGAGATTGAGGTTGACAGCCTTGGGCACATGATCGGCCTACGTGATGGCGAAGACCTAGCGCCGCAATGTCCGAACTACGCATTTGAAGCGGTTAAGAAAGTTACGTGTATCGGGGATAAGCCATTCCGCATTAAGACTACATACAAGACAATAGTTCTCTCCCCCGGTCCCATCACGTGCGAAACGAAGGAATACGGGTGGACGTGCTGTACTTGTCCAGGAACGGCCGGCTCCGGTAGCGAGGAAACCGGCTCTGAAGGCAGTGAGGAGAGCGGTTCAGGGAGTGGTGGAGAAGATGACGGGACGGGTGACGCTTGCTGTGAGAATCTGCCTGCTACTCTTTATGCATCAATATCAATACAACTAAACGGCGAAGACTGCATTGACCCAGAAGTAATTACTCTCGTTGAAACGGAAGTAGCGGAGAATAGTAAACGGTGCTGGAGCAATTCTCCCCCAACACCATTACCATTCTGCGCCGGTCCACCTAACCCAATACATCTAACATTCTGCTGCGAGAAAGGCGACTCAACCGGAGACACTTGGTATTTGATCATCGACGGTGTTGGAACATTCTTCCCAGAACCTACCCCAAGTTGCGACCCTGTTGCCGCTACGTTTCTACCAACATATTTCAATAATTGTTGCACATGCGACAGCAACCCTATTGGGTGCCCTGGCGGAGTCACCATTACCCTGTCAGCGGCACCGTAAAGGAGTTGTAAATAATGCTATGTGATTGCTCAAAACCCGGATGGTGTAAGACACATAATAGACATAAAGGTTTACGTGAATGGGAAATGTGTGCTAATTTATGCCCACCCGAAAGACCCTGCCCTAAGACATTACGCGACAAATACTTGTCCTATTGGGAATCAAATATATCCCCTGGACAAGAGCGTATCAGGGGCGCTGGTGATGTGATAGCGGCAATCACAAGTGCTGTAGGCATAAAGCCTTGCGCTCCCTGTAAAGAGAGAAGGGACAAGCTTAACACACTACTACCATTCGGCGGGAACGAGTCTGGATTACGACCGGATATGTCTGTTTCTGAGATGGTGAAACTATTGCGCGAGCCGCCCCGGACATGGCCATCGGGATGGGCGGCGTGGCCGGTCACGCGACTCGCGCATCTTGAACTACTCACTGAAAGATTGGAGACATTTGAAGTGTACCCACGGGGTAAATACTCCGGTCGCGGAATTGTGATTGGCTGCGGCGGAGTGGAGTATTTCACACAAGCCTGGGTGTGCATCACATTACTGAGACACGTAGGATGTGCGCTGCCGATTCAGTTATGGTATCTGGGCAGGGCCGAGATGGATAGCACCATGATTGCTCTCGCCAACTCTGTCGGGGTTGAGTGTATTGATTGTTATGAAGTCGCGAAGACGCATCCCATGCGCATCCTCTCCGGGTGGGAGAGTAAGATATTCGCGATCAAGCATTGCCCTTTCGAGGAGGTCTTGTACTTAGACGCGGATAACGTGCCGGTCCAAAATCCAGAA